TGATACCAGCAAATCCATTCTTTATTGGCTCTAGTGGTAACACTAAAGGAAAAATATCATAATATGGTAATGTCTGTTTATATTTAGGATCGTAAACAAATAAATTAAGTCTACCAACACTAGGTCTACCTATCAATTTACCTTGAGCCATTAATCTTCTTGCTGATATTCTATCTGTAATAGTACCTACAGCTTTCCTATACCATGAGGATGACTTTTGGCCACCATCTGCTTTATCAACCAGATTGTCTAAAATGCTTAATGCCATTATGGGTATATTTATACAAAAAAAAGGGCTATTATTACTAATAGCCCTTTAAAGTATGTCTAACGGAGGGAATAGTTAGTTTACTGATCGTCCTCGGCTAATTTACTAAAGTAAGATAACGTATCGTCATCATCACTAGCCGCTGGAGCAGTAGGTATTTCACTCATACTTTTCACACTACCAGCTGATTTAACGGTTGGCGGGAGCTCATCGTTATCTGCTGTTTTAGTGCTTCTTGTACCTGAAATTACCCTATTCAGTTTCTCTTTGAGTTCATCATAGGACTTAAAATTGTCAGGTGCTAAGAATGGTTTTAGAGGATATTGTGTAGACCAGATTGCTTTAATCTTGTCATCACCGTCAGCTGTTGCCGACACTGCCTCAAATTCAGATTTGTCGTAGTTCCAATAACCATCAACTTTTCTGATTTTTAGTTTAAAGTTTGCACCTTTCCAAAAATCAAATGGGTTAATTGGTTTCTCATCTTCAAATGCTGGTTGCATTGCTTCTGTTATCTTATCAAAAATCTTTTTACCAAATTTAAATAAGAACACTCTACCTTCATTCTCTGGATGTTTTGGATCAGATATGCATAGAATATTTGAGAAATAAGAAAGTTTTCTTTTTCTTTTTCTAGCAATATCTTTATCACTATCAACACCAGTATTCCACAATCTTGTGTTTTCCTCGGACACAGGATCCTTTTGGCTTAATGTTGTTAATGAGTTTTCAATATACCAACCGCCTTTATCTTGGAAGGCATGTGACCAAACTCTCTGCCAAGGTAAATCTTCTCCTTGTATAGCAGGTAAAAATCTGATTACTGCATAACCATTACCAGTTTTATCTAGTTCAGGTTTCCAAAATCTGTCGTCTTGGTATTTGTTTTTGTTTGATTGGTCCTCGGAATTGAGGTTCTTTTCAAGTGCTTTAGTAAGTTTGTCAAAGCCACTTGATGATGATTTTAATGCTTCAAAATCCATATTATTTTCTCCTTTGTATATATTTTCGTATTGTTATATTTGTGTTCCCTATATTATCGGGATCATTATTATTTATAAGTCTTTTAAATGTATTTGCCAGTTTTTTTATCAATCTTATGTGCTCTACCAGGTTTTAGTAATCTATTTTCACCCTTTGGCCACCTCATTTCAATTCTCAATAAACTTCCATCGGCTTTCAAAATTTGTATATCGTGTCCATTAGGTTCACTATTATCCCAATATCTAACATAATTGTTAATCTTAATAGTTTTAGTTGGCGTCTTTTTACTCATACCATTTATAATACTCATATTAGGTGTAATATAACATATCCTAGTTATATTGTCAATGCTCCTTTAGCCTGTTAATGTTTCCATAGTAGGATAGTCAATATAGAATACGTTTTTAAGACCTTCCCACTCTTTTATTGCTCTACTAACAACGTCATGTCCAACATCAGCCTCTGGATTGACTTTATAAAACGTCACTCCTGGGTTGTTAATCATTAATGATTTCCATTGGTTAATCCAATTGTCTGTTGGTACTTGTTGTTGTTCTTTTAAACCATAGTATTTTGTATCTTTGTATATATTGTTTATCATATCATCATTACTAGCCAGATCATGGCCAATTAAAAACAGTTCTAAACTAATTTTATGTTCATTATCATCGGCGTCATTATATAAGTCTGTTGCCTTTGGTTGTTTTTCTTTTAGTATTGCAATTGCACCAGCAGTAGGACCAGCAGCGAAACCCCAATCTCTTGGTTTCATTATATCGTCAATAGATTGTTCTTTACTATTCATGGTACACCAACTGACATCAACAGCAGTATGATTTACGTTTTTACTTTCTTGTTTCTTATTCTGTTTTAAAATTTTAACTGCACCTGATATATTAGACCCATGCATTACAAACTCTTGGCAATCACCTCTCTCATTTGAGTTAATCAATTTCTCTTCCTTAACAATGGCCATTTCTTCGGCAGTTATTGAGGCGCCTGCATTTATAACAGACTCATATATTGGTGCTGGTAATCTTGTCCAACCTCTTAAATATGTTTCATTATTTTGACAATAACCACTATTGTATATTTCATGGCAAATACCTGAATCTACTGCAACTAAAACATCTGGTGTAAAATCTCTATATATGGCATTACAACCATACGTCCTACCTTTTTCTTTTAAATTAGTTAAATTATAACTTTTTCGGCTTTCACCGTTACCTATAATAAATGCACTAGACATAAACTTTTAAAATTCCTATTAATATTACCATTGCTAAACAACTATTTAAAACCATCAATGCACGGTCATGCCATAGAATACCTACCCATAACCAACCCAATGTACCTACTAAACTTACATATAAATCATAATTATGATATTCAGTACCAGCAGCTCTAAAACAAACTGCCGATAATATTAAAATACAACTAAGCCATTTTAAATACCATGAAAAATCATGTAAAGGTGTTACCTTACTTAATACTTTTTCTATTTGTTTTTGTTTAACTTCTTTTTTTTCAATTGTTAAATGTTTCTTTTTCTTTTTAACAATATCTTTCATATCTTTCCATATTCCTTCATTCGTCATCTTTTTCTATATCATTAATCACATACCACACTAGTGTTAGTATTATTGCCATTACTACTATACCTGTTAACAATAGTCCAAATCCATCAGCCGCTGTCATTAAAGTCCTTTCTTCATTACGTTGTATACAATCTTTTTCCAATTGTAGTGTTGATCTACAGAGTTAACTATAATAATATTACCTGTGTCCATGTCCATCACGATTTGTTGACCACCATGACCGTCCATTCCCCAAATAGTTCTATCTTTGTTAATTCCTACAAAGTCCATGTGAAATTGACCACCATATTTTTTAGTGTAAGCACCAATTTGATATGCCTTATAACCTTCATGTCCTTTTTTAACTTTGTTATCGTTTATTGTTCTCAAATAGTTACCAATACAACTATCAGAGTTATAATCTTTTATTATTTGATCTGCTATTCTTAAATAATCATGTGCATTAGCAAAGAAAGTAAATCTAGAGTTACCTTGGTCAAAGTTTGATGAGTCAAACGCAACCTTTTGAAAACTAACTCTTTCTTTAACACCAATATGATCTCTAAAGATTTCTGTTAAAAATGCCTCATATTCTTGTGCATTGTCAAACTTACTAAGCATATAATTTAAAAATACGTGTGTTGATAGAGCAGAGTAATTATATCTGTTACCTTTCTTTTCTGTACCTCTAAAAAACTTATTCATAGTTTGAGAAATTGTAGACTTTTGTATATGGTTTTCTGCTTTACCAAATACAGCACCATCTGAGCTTTCTTTAAATTGACCATACTTATATTCACCTATGAAATTATGATCGCCAGCTGTCATGTTCATTATCTCTAACAAAGTATTGTCAGCATATAATGTATCATTTAAAACTTCCCAATCTGAAACTGATTGAGTCACACTACCAATATAACCTTTACAAACTGCGTGGCCTACTACATAAGCAGCTATACTTTTACCCATAGAATTTGATCTTATAGGAGGCTCTTCTGTATTGTATAAACCATTATTCTTTAAAATTTCTTCTGGATAATTATTTTTATCTACAATGATTTTACCGTCTTGATAAACTATAACGTTAATTAGACCAGTTTTTTCATTGTTTGCTAATTGTTTATCTACAAGTTTTGTATACTTGTTTTCTTCTATTAGTTCAGTTTCAAATTTCTTGTAGTTTTCTGAACCAACTGAAGCATAATTGTACCAGTAGTACAACTGTTCAAATGATTTATGATTGGCATTAGCAATATTGTTAAGACCCAACCATAGTAATACGTTGATTGTGATTATTGTTATTAGTAGTTTTTTCATAGTGTTTTATCCTTTGTTTATTGTATTATAATAACATAAAACCACTGAAAAAGCAAGCTTTTTCTTATAGAACATTTAGCGAACAAACACGTCCTTTAATGTTAATTTGCACTCTGTTTGGTTGAATTTAACGAATTTATTGAATTTTTTAAGTCTTTTTGAGAGTATAGGCCAAATAAATTTCTCTGAAATCTGTTTGTCCCAACGTTTGGCAAATCCTAGAAAATGGTCTAAAATTACCGTTGTTTGGAAAGTGATATTTTTCTTAATAAGAAGTTGTAGCAACCTTGGATGCTGTCCATTATTGCAACTAAAACCAGAATCAAAAGAAAGAGACCTAGTAGAAAAGTCATCAGCAATCCGTAAGCAATCGTTTCTAAAATGATAACTAATACCATCGGTATATTTTTTATAGTTGAGATAAACTTGTTTGCCATCTTTTCTTAATAAATTACCTACCCATTGCCTGTCATCGTCTAAAAAATTAGCAACGAAGAAGTCTGTTATTTCATATTTATCGTATTGCTTACTTAATTTATGGAAGAAGTATCTATCATTACGTTTGGTAAATGTCTCTAATTTACAATTGACCTTACCACCATAATTAAAATAATCATAATTATCTGTTGTAAAATGTAATTTTATTGCCAGATAAGTTTTAAATACCTCAAATCCATCATGCATATATTTTTCTCAATCTTTATGCCTGTTTCTGTTGCAAGGTACAGGCAAACCCCGGCTACCTAGGCAGCCATACGATAACTTTCGTTGTCGTTTATAGTTTTAACAGTACGTTGTTAGCGATTTAACTCCAAATAGTTTTAGTAGCAGTCGAATCTAACTCACCCCCTTAAAGCACACACGTATGTGTTTTGAATTGGTGGAGGTGGTGGGTACTGCCCCCACGTCCTCACTAGTTATTGTCTATTCTTCAACGTCAAATTCCTTTTATACCGGTAGCGACCCTGGTCTTGGTATGTTTAATAGTCTTAAATTAATGGCCTCTACTTTTAATTTTTCTTTTATCTGTTTATTGATAAATGAGTTTACTCTACCTGGATCCAAATCTTTTAATTCACATAAATGTATAATTGCGTCCATGTAGGAAATCTTTTGTTTTCTAACTGCATCCTCAATCTCTTGTGAGAAAGTCTTTGAGTTCATCTTTATAAGTTCCATAATTATTCTCCTAAAGTAGTTCTATCAAATGTATGATACATGATACAGGTTGATTGTCCATTTGGAATATCTACTGTTGCTACTATCTGATTTTCTTTTGAATAATGAGTTACCATCATAACAGGTTGTCCACTTGGTACGGCACCTGCTCTGCCTAGACTAGCATTCTCTAATTGAAATCCTTTACGTAATATAAAAGCGTGTACGTAATCTGGCTTACCACAAATAACTGGCATGGTACTAGGTGCTAGATTAGTATTATTTTCGTAACTCTCTGGCACTTTTTCCTCTGATAGGACTATTGTACTGAAAAGTACAAATAGGAGGATTAGGTATTTCATTACATCTTTGTTTTATTAAGTTCTTCATAATATTTATAAAATCCTTGTATTGCCTTACCTAATTTTTCTTCATATGGTGCTTTTTCTTTTACAAAAGGTACCATTGATCCATCTTCACCAGCAATTAATATTACTAGTTGATCTATTTTTTTCTTAAATAATTCTTCATACATTATTGCATAAGCACATGTTTGTAAGAAGTAGTTCTCTATCCAAGATTCTTGTCTTTCTTTGTTTGCTGTCTTGAAGTCTATTACAGAAAGTTTACCATTATATTCGGCAATACAATCCACTTGACCTGCAACGGTCAACTTATGACTATACATTATTGTTTCTAAACAATGTATGTTATTGATTTGATCTACGTATGGTTTAATTAGTCTGAACATACCTAAAGGTAACACACTTCTCTCACTTGGTGTTTCGCCTTTTAAATATTGTTCTACTAATTTATGTGTAGATTTGCCTCGTCTGGCTGCTCGTCTCATTTCCCAATTAGCAACATCTTCACCAATACTATCTCGCCATTTTTGTAGTTCTTTTTTCTTTTGAATACCAAGTACTGTAGTAATTGACGGATAGTTTTTACCATCTATTTCGTAAAATCTGAATCCATCTATTTTTTTACCTTTAGTCTTTGGTAAAACGTCTTCGTTTAGTTTTATAAATTTAAATTTGCTCATAATGTAACCACTTTAACATAACCAAAGTAAATTGTCAAGCCTTAAACACTTCGGAAATTGCCCATTCTCTTTCTTTACACCAGAAACAGGTATTACCACAACCTGTTTCGGGACCTATACATGAAGCTGTCATGTCTAATAGATCATCAATACCTTGGTCTTTGTATTCTTTGACAATAAATCTCTTATCAATCTCTATGAAAGGAGTAGTATGATTTCTATCTGCTACTCTTTGATTTTTATAGAAGTCTTTACCACCTTTAATACGGAATAACTCATCACCAAATGTTTTCTGAACATCTTCAGGTGGTCCTAATGATATAGCATGAAATATATGGTCAACTACACCTTTTGCTTCTAATTGTTTAACAAGTGGTCTAATGTAATCTTGTTTAGCACCATCT